TCATTCGGCCGGGTCAAAAAGCGTCATCTGATCCTTTCGCTGCCTGCGGTGCTTCCTGACGATTTCGTAGATCAGCCCTTCTGAAATTCCGAACTCCTGGACCAGCTTGTCGGCGTTCGATCCATCGTAGCGCTGCAGGATGTGCAACTCCAGACGCTTGCGAGCCAGGTCATCCTTGACCGGGAAAACAAATGTCAAACCGGCCCAGCGCCGATGCAGTTGGAACGCCACCTCCTCCGACTCGGGCACCGCCTTCTCCCGAGGAATCCCGTTGCGCACGAACGCTTCGACGATCAGTTCGGCCAGCTCGCTGAGCATGTTGTTCCGGCGGCGGATCTGCTGCGAACGGATCTCCTTCATTATTACCTCCGCTTGCTATCTGCGGCCGCCTGGAGCGTTTCCACCAGGGCCTTGAGGATTGGACGCTGCCGCCGCCATCCTTTCGGCAGCTGTTCCAAGCCGGCCGCCTGTTCTGGATGCTCAATGCCCAGGCCCAGGCAGAGCCGATCCACTTCAGCGAGTAGGTACCGCTTCTCCTGCTCGACATGCAGCGCCGCCAGAATTGCCGTGAGCTGATCTGGTTTCTTCAGCCAGGCGACCTTGGCCACGCCGAACATCTGCTTTGCGATCTTGTCGGCGTAACTCCAGGGCAGCCTCATCTCGGCCAACTGCGCCTCGATGACCTGGACCTCGGCGGGCAGTTGACTGAAGTTATGCGGCTTACCGGCTGCTCGCTTGCTGGGCTGTGGTTGCCAGCCCAGGCGCTTGAACTCCGTCAGCAACTGCTCGGCCTGGCGCAGGTTCAGATCCCGCGCCGACCCCTTGCCGAACATCACCTGCAGCTTCTGCCGATAGACATCGTCCTGCAGGCCGAGCTGCTGACGAGCGATGTGGATCTTGCTGAGCAGCCCCCTAGCGAGTGCCATGGAACACCTCCATGCCATGCCGACGACCCAGCCGGCGCAGCTCGGCATCGCTGACGCCCAGTTCGCGAGCGAGCCTGGCCGTCTGCGCGGCCAGCAGCGCCTGGGCGGCGATCATCCGGCTCAACCAGACCTTCGGGTTCACGCCAGGAGCCGGCTGCAAAGCCGGCACGGGCGCTGGTGAGCGTTGGGGCTCGGTCTTTGCTTGCGCGCGCGGTGCGGCAGGCTTGGCTTTGAGCGACGAGTTCTCGGCCAGGGCACCGTTGTATACCGGCGTCTTCATGGGGTTGATGACGAAAGTGTCCGGCAGCTCGCGCATCTTGTACCCGACTTTCTCGATCTGCCCGCCGCCGGCCAAGAACTGCTGAACCAGTTCGTCCAGCTCCTGGGCCTCCTGCCGCTTTACGTCAGCATCACGCCGAGGTGGATCGCCGGCCGTTGAGTGGTAGCGCTCCATGTCATTGCTCCAGCAAGTGCTTGGAAAGGGTCTGCTGGATTTCCTTCGCGCAAGCTCTCCAAGCCTCTTCCGAGACAATGGCATTGCGCAAGGAACCCTCCGGGCTGGCCAGAACGCCGCTGCTGAACTGGTCCAGGGCCTGGAAAATCATCACTTGCATCAATGGACCTGAGCGCGAGTACTCCATCAGTTGGGTGACTACTTCGAGATTGCTAGCCACTTCACACCTCCTCTACCGGCTCGTTCGTACTGAGAGACAGCGGCAGTTCGCCAAGCCAGAGGCGAGCGACCTGCAGACCCATTCGAAACCCTATAGCCCTCGGGCCGCTCAGCACGATCGGATCGTCACCCAGGTGGATTTCCATCCCTGACGGCGCGCTCAGAACCTGGTCAATATTGCCTATGCCTCTCTGGTGCCAGGAAACGAGCAACTCGGCCACGCGCTGCAGGTCAGTGTTTGAGCAGAAGTCTTCCAGCATCTCGCGCAATTTAGCCTTGGCTTCCTCCGCATTCTCGATGGCGTGGCCGTCGTCGAATGTTCCCCCGACCAGCGACCAGGCGCTGGCGAAGACCTGGGCCTGCGACATGATGGTGTCGATGTTGATCTCTTCGGCCATCTCACACCCCCGCGATATCAAGAGGAATGGAGCGGTACTGGTCGGTGTCCCCGACCCGCTCCTGGATACGCACGTACGCCTTGGTGCTCACGACCTGGACAGCCTCGCCGATGGCCTGCATTGCACGCTGCCAACGTTCGTCATCGATCTGCAGGCGGCGCAGGGCAAGCACACTGCCGGTACGGATGTTCCCTGCTTGGTCCACGCGGAACGCATCGTTGATCAGCGTGATGACCTCTGCGCGAGCGCCTTCTGTCCATTCGTGGAGGCACTCGTCGATCAACGCCTTGGCCGCCTGCAGGCGCTCGTCGAAGGCGATGTTGTCGGCCATGGCCCGAATGACCTTGTAGCGACCGTCGAAGCTGACCAGGGAGGCGTTGCCCTTCTTGCCACCTACCTTCGCCTGGTACTGCTCGGCCGACAGTGTGATGAAGGCTTCGATATCGCCGAATGTCGCCAGTTTGAAATCCAGCAACGCCTTGTTCAGAGCCTTCCCCTTGGCAACGATCTCCTGCACAAGGCGGTCGCGCTCCAGGTCGATGGGCTTGATCATTTCTTCAGGTACCAGGCGCCCCTTGGCGTCCATGCGGTACCCGGCGGGAACGTGCACTACTTGTTCAGCCATGGGGTGTTTCCTCTTCGGGATTCGGTACAACGCTCATCTCAGCCAGAGAGACGAACGCATTCAGGATGTGTCCGCAGTTGCTGCAGGTGATCACCAGCTCGATCAGGCTCGGGTCATGAGCTGCAGAGCCTGCGGTGATTTCGGGGTACGGAGTGCTGCACGCGGGGCAGTCGATTTCCAGAACATCAGCCATGGGGACGTCCCTCCAGCTCGGTATCAATCTGCAGGTCGAGCGCGTCACCCTGTGCGAGGAGCAGCGCCGTGGCCTTCACTAGGTTCTTTCGAACGTCCAGGCTGGGTTTCCACCAGGATGGCTCGAACGGCCACCAGCCCGGCACCAGTTGCGTCAGGCACGGTTCTCGTTCTGGCTGGCAGATCTGCGTAACGGCTTCGTCGGCGTAGCAGGTAGCAGCCAGCGCTAGTTCACCGCCTCGGTGCTCAGCGTCATGGTCGGGGCTGAAGCCTTCCTGTCGGATCTGTCGCTGCCGTTCTGCCAGCACATCCCGAGCGAAAGCAGATACCGGCTGCTGGACCGGCATCGCGAAAAGAGCGATCACGTTCTTGCCATCCTCAGCCCATTGCTCCGCTCGGTTTGGATCAGCCGTGTGGTCCGAGATCCAGGCGCCGTCGAAAATGGCCCATGCCACAGGCTGTACTTGCGGCGCCCCATAGAGATGGGCTGTGCAGCTCATGAGGTCGGGGTAGCCACCAGGACGTCCCATTCGGTGTTTGCCGTTCTCCAGCGGCACGCCGGCCTGGCAGCCATCGCACTGGTTCCGCTGTGTGTCGTTGTTCATCAGTGCACCCTCCCAGCAGTCTGCTGCTCGGCCTTGAGGTGCAGGTAGTAAGCGGCCAACTGCTCCAGCTCGGCTTCATACGCCTCGTGTTGATAGGCCAGCTTCAACTCCGCCAGCTTGATCAAGATGTTGTTCGCGTGATTGAGCTGCTGATTCAGCGTGTGGTTGATGGTCTTCAGCTCGACCATTTGCTGGTCCTTAGCGAACCCATCGCGCAGAACATCCTTCAGGGCCAGGCGGCAGTCCTCCTCGCTCATGGCATCAACGTCCATCAGCGGGGTGTAAGCATGGGTGATGACGGTCATTGATCCTGCTCCTTCACCGGGGTCGTCCAGGCCACGTCGACGTCGAGCAGGCTGACGACATGGACGGTGACCATCCCGTAAGTGGTCTGGCGAATGCCGCGGATGGCGTTGCGGAAGCGACGGTGCAGCCGCAACGAATCCTCTTCGCGGATGAACAGGCGGCGATCGAGCACCGACGTCTGCTCAATCGGAATGCCGGCCTGGCGCAAGGCGCGGGTGGCGCTGTTGACGGCCTCCAGGCAGCGGGCCAGCTCTGGCGTCAGTACTGTGCAGAGCGGCAGATGGGTATCTTTCGGCTGCTCTTCAGGGAGGCGGCCAGTGATCGGTACGACGTTCATCTCACACCCCCTTGACCACATCAGCGGTAATACGGCTTTCACCGATCTCGGCAGCCAGGTTCAGCGCTGCGTTGAAGAGGTTTCCGATAGCCAACGGATAGAGCTGGCTGGTTCCGTCCTTGCCGGAGCTGGCGAGGCGTTCAACGATGGCGTGGATGCCACCCTGGTCGATCAGTTCGTCCAGCTTCTTGCCGGCGCGTCCGACACGAAATGCCAGGTGCTGCTCTACATCACCCGAGGGGATGGCCGGCAAGATGGCGATCTCGACCCGCTGGGCTACTTCGCGCACGTCGGCGTTGCGTGGCGACAGCTTGATGAGCAGTTCGGGCTGACCGATCAGGATGATGCTGAGCAGCTTGTCAAATCCGTCCTCGAACTGATCGCGCATGCGCTTGAGGTGGTTGAGGGTCTGGGTCGGGATCGAGTGCGCCTCTTCTATGATCACGACATGACGGTTGCCGGCGGCGTATGAGTTCTTGAGGCAGGTGTGGACCTGGCGGAAGCGAGCTTCGGGGCTGGACTTAGGTGTTTCCAGCGGTGCCACGGCATACATGATGGCTTCTGCGATGTGAGTCGCTTTCAGGGTCTTGCCCTTGATGTCGTTGGCCTCCATGCCAACCACGAAGGGGTCGATGGTTATGACCGGCTCGTTGCGAAGACGGTGGGTCAGATCGCGACGCAGAGTGCTCTTGCCGGCACCGGACTCGCCCACGATGGCGAGGAAGCCGTCATGGCGTGCGGTTTGGTACATCGATTCGCGGATGTAGCGAATATCGCCGCTGAAATACATGTCTTCGGCGCAGCGTAGATCGCCAAACGGGTCGACCATCACGCCGAAGGCGCGCTTGGTGTCTGGCCGCAGGGATTGTTTTGCCATTAGCATGTCGGGGCACTCCTGGTTTTCGTGATTGGTTTCCGGGGTTGCAGGAGTCGCCGCGTTGGCGCGCGGCGACTCCACTTCTTCTTCCAAGGCGGCGATGTCGCCGTCTTGCGCACCAACGTCATAGAGCCAGTCGGCCATACGGCCCCACAGCTCCTGCTTGTCGATGGACTTGGGCCACTGGTCGTGATTGACCAACTGAGCGATGGCTGCCGGGCTGAGCTTCATCGCCCTGGCCAGATCAGCCTGGCCAAGGCTGAGGGTTGCGAGTACTTCCTTCAGACGCAGCATTACTCACCCCCTACCAGGCGCAGGCTTGGGCGTGCAGGTGCCTGCAACTGCTGAACGATGCTGTCGAGTTGCTCCTCCATAGCGCCGTCCGGGTAGTTGGTCTTGAGCCACTCCATGGATGCTGGTGTCCAGGCTGTACCCATACGTGCGCGCAGCGCCTTGGCTAGCTCGATGCGGTTCAGTGGTTTCAGCTCGACCGAGGCCAAGCCAGCCACGGTGACGCGAGTCTCCAGTTCGGTACCGCGCTTGGGCAGGTAGGTTGGCAACACGGTGTTGGCCTGTTCCTTGAACGGATCGATCTCGCCGTTGAACGGCACTGCTCGCGACCTGATCGCCTTTTCTGCCTCCGTGACCGAGCTGGTGCCGGTGGCGAGCTGGTCCAGGTGCTTGCGGTCCTTCTGCGCGGCGGTCTCTGGCAAGGCTCGGTACTCTTCGCCAATCACCCGGCGAGTGGCAGCGTTAGCCGCGAACCCGTTGTCGTCACGCTCAACACGCTCGACCACCTGGTAGTGCTCGCGGCCGTCGTCTCCAACAAGCACAACCTGAGCGCTATCCGCATCGCGGAACGGGTTGCGGGTAACCAGCACCTGGTCACCGACCTGCAAGTGCTGGATAACGGATACGTCGTATTCGGCGCCGCGGAACGGCACCCGCAGCCGGGCAGAAACCTTGCGTTTCTCCGGTGCGGCAATGGCCAGTTCGCGCATCGTCTCTGCAGGCGGTGCAATGCGCAGTTGCTCAGGCTTGATCGTCATCCAGGCCGCGTAGCGAGTGCGGTGATGTCGGGTGTGGATGGCGGTGGCGTTGTAGTGCCGCATCCAGCGTCCGGCCAGCCCGTTGATCTCGTCCAGAGTGCGCGGTTTCTGCATCAGTTGCAGGCCACTTTCAAACTCACGCTCGACGATGTTGTGGGCCTGCTCGACCTGGCCCTTGGCGCGTGCGTTACCGACTTTGTTGATGATCAGTTCGATGCCCAGGGCGCGACACAGGTTGCGGAACATCGAGGAGGTCATGGCCGCACCGGGGTCGGTCATGATCATGAAGGGCACGCCATGGAACGGGTCGGTATCACCACGCTTGACCATCGCGCTGATCAGTACATGGCAGAGGTTCTCCGCGCTTTCAGCGCCGAGCACGTAATGCACGTACAGGGTACCGCTGGTGTGGTCCGTGATGACGTAACGCCATAGGCGCTGTTTCTCGATGCGCTTGAGATTCTCTGGCTTGCCGTCGTAGAACTCGGCCTTATTCATGGCGCGCGCGCCGTCATTGGCCAGGTAGAACTGAGTGGAGATCGAGGCGTCGATCTGCCAGACGTGGTTGGGATGCAGACTGACCAACTCGACCGCTGGGGCCGGGCGCAGTAGTTGCTCAGGGTGCAAGCCATAGGCACGCAAGGCCCGGCCTATAGCGCTGAGCGACATGAGCGTGACTTCACCAGTACGGTGATCCACAGAGCCTGCGACGATCTTGCCGTTGTTGCGAAGACGCTCGACGGCGCGCTCCAGGGTGCTGAGTTGCTTGTCGTTATCGCGGATGGAGCGGATCAGCGTGGTACTGAGTAGCTCCGCCTCATCGCGAGTCAACGCTGAGGTGCCGGCATCGACCCGCTTCTTTCGGGGCTGGGTCACAGTGACCTCCTTCAATTTCCGGTACAGAGTCGCCAGGGAGATGCGCAGATCGTCCGCAGCCGCTTGGCACAGCTCTGTTCTGCTCGCGGTGGAGCGATCCAGCTCGTGTGCCAGGGCAACGAGGCGTTGAGTCATCACGGCGCTCATAGGCTTACTCACCCTGCTTGGCGGCTTCGGCCAACGCGGCCTTCACCGCCTCCTCGCTGTCATCAGCCATCCAGGTCGGCGTGGCACTGGCGGACGGCGTGGCGGGGATGTTGTATTCAGCGCGGATTTGCAGCAGTGCCCGCTCTACCTGGGCGAGCATGCCGGCGATGATCGGACGCTGGTCTTGCCCGGACTCTTCGCCTTTCTCGACCAGCAGTTGCACGGCTGGATGCAGTGCGCCGGCAATGGCGGCTTCGGCCGCGGTGGCCTTGGTGGCGAGTTCTTCGCGTCGTTCGGCCAACTGCTCATCCATCGGCTGCACGACCACCAGCGGCTTTCGCGCCAGTTGAGCAGCCAGTTCGTCGATCTTGGTGTTCTTGTCGGCGTTGACCTGGGCGAGGGCCTTCTTGTCTTCGCGGGCTTCGCGCAGGGCCTTGCGCAATTCCTTGACCGACATGGTGGCCACATCGTCAATGCTCAGCTCGCCGGTCTGGCCAGTGAGTTCCAGCTCCTGGATTTCTTCATCATCCAGGACGAGCATTTCGAAGAGCTTGGTCTGATTGCCAATAGCTTTGGTCAACGTCGAGTTGTTGCCCAGGCTGGCGAACTTGGCGGCCGACTGCATGAAGCGGGCAGCAACGTGACGGTCAATTCCCAATACCTCCAGGCGATCAGCGAACTCACCGTGTCCGCATGCCTTTTTCAACACCTGCAGGCCACGCCCCACTTCAAGGCACGCCTCTACGCTGCGGCGCATGTTGGCGGCGATGTCGCGCTGGATCAGGTCTGGGTCCGTGCAATCGGCCGGTAGTTGATAGCCCAGTTGTGCAGCCACAGCGCGGACCTGGTTGTCGTGTTCGGTGTTGAGCGCGGCCATTTGGTGCTGCTTGGCTAGCAGGGCCTGACCTTGCTCGATGTCATCTTCGAGCAGTTCAACAGCGGCTTGTGATTTGCGAGCCATCAGGCAACCCTCCGATCACCAGCCGATTTCCGATAGTTCATGGGTATTGCTCCTTGTTTAGTGGGCGCTGATGCGCGCCTGGATCTCGTTGATGCGTGCGGCGCCGCGCTGCAGCTCCTCGGCGGTGGCCATCGCGTATTGCAGAAAGCCGATGCTCGGGGCGAAGCGTCCGCTGTCGAGGCGAGTGGCGAAGCCGGCCTCGATCAGGCTGTCCATGTAGCGGGTGATGTTCGCCGGGCTCTCGCCCAGCGCCTTGGCCAGCTCGGCGTTACTCAGCCCATTGAGGGTGTGGCCGCGCAGGGCCTTGAGTACTCGCAGGGCGCGGCTGACGCTGTCGTGGGTGCGTTTGGTGCTCATGCGCAGCGCTCCATCGGAATGACGATCAGGGCGCCGGACTGGGTGATAGCGGCCTGGCCAGCGGTGGCTTCCGCCAGTTGCTGGTGGAGATGCTGGGCCTCGTTGCACCATCCTTCGGCACATTCCTCCATGCGGGTCAGCTCGGTGCGCAGGTACTCGTTCTCTTCGGCAAGACGCGCAGCTTCGGCGCAGAGCTGCTCATAGGCTTGCTCGTCCAGGCGCCGCAGCAGGGCCTGCAGGTCGATGGCCTTACTCATCGTCAGCCACTCCAAAGTCCAGTTGAGGGGTTTCTGCCTGGGCGACGTTGCCGTGGTGCCAAGCGAGGGATTCGAGGCCGGCGCGAATGGCGTCCAGGGTCTGTTCGGCGGTTTGCTTGCCGTCGTAGAAGGCCATCAGCGCGCCGGTGGCGTTGTGCAGCACGCCCTGCAGCTGCTGCAGGTCGCTGGCGTTGCAGGCCTTGCCAACCGGGATGTCGACCAGGAGCTTGCCGTGAGCTGCGGCAAGGTAGCGGGTGATCAGCGGCAGGCCGCAGGCGTGCTCCAGCGGCAGGATCAGGCTCAGCGGCAGACGGCCGTTGCCGATCCACTTATAGAGAGAACTGTGGTTGTTCTGGCCCAGGTGATCACAGGCCAAACGTTCGATTCCTCGGTTGTAGCGCTGCATGGCCAGCTGCGCGCAGCCGTCCAGTGCGTCGGCTGGCGAGCGCGGCACCCAGTGTTTCCAATTTCGACGCTTCATTGGATGGGGCTCCTTTGGGCCGTCTGAGGCGGCTTCCAATCAAAAACTCTGTTTTGCCCTTGGCAATGTCGTTACCAAATGGCCACTCTGTTGGGGTACATTCACCAACGAGAACGAGGTACGGGTTATGGCTGATCAGGCTTTTGCGGCGCGGTTTGAGGCGCTTGAGCGTGGGTATGTGGTGCTGGCTGGCTTTCTGCAGCAGCAGGGTGTGATTGACACTCAGCGTTTGCAGGCTGAGATGCGCCGCCACGCCGATCTGTTGCAGGTGCAACCGGAGGTAGCTCATTTCCTTGAGCACTTGGCTGATCAGGTCCTGAGGGAGTACCTGCTTCAGGCAGGGAAAACACCCGGCCAGGTTGAAAGAATCCTCCGAGAACAGCATCAGGATTGAGCGCTGGAGGCATGTTGTTGGGATCGACGCGGATCATGTCGCCCACCATCACGCCGGGCATGGTGGATACGTCGTAGTCCGTGCCGTTGACCACTACGGTCATGCGGGCGGTTACGCGGCGGTTTAGGGAGGCAACGGTTGCTGGAGCGGCTTGTGACTGCAGGCGATCACCCACGATACGGCCAGCGCCGATCAGCATCAGACGGTCGACCAACTTGCGGGTGCCCTTGGTGGCAGCAGTGCGATCGACGAACACCAGGGCCTGCTGGCGGGCTTCGGCCAGGTGTACGGCGATGGCTGCACTGTCACCAGGGGCGCAGGCGATCAGCGCGTTGAGCGCGGCACGCCAGGCGTCCATGGGATGGGGGATCAGTTCGATCTCCTCGGTCATGAGTTGCGGTTGATCGGTCATGGCGGTGACCCTCGTTAGGAGGACGGATGGAAGAACAGGAAACGGGCCGGGACTGGGCTCTGGAAGGCATCGAGGGAGTGATGCAACTGCTTCAGGCGTTAGTGCTGGCACTGGGCAAGACGGGGCAGCTGGACACAGCGGAGTACGCCCGTCTACTTGCGGACTGGCACAACCAGCAGATAGAGCCGGACTCGCTTCAGGACGTGCTGTTTCAGCGAATGCTTGGGATGCTGGTTGATGAACCCGAGGTGCTGCTGCGGCGTTCAAGGTTTCAACTGATGCCGGCACCAAGCCTTGCTGGCGAGCCCAAGCAGCCAGGCGCTGGCCAGAAGCCTGAAAACGATTGATGGACATGGCGGTGTCCCTCACTGCTGTTGTTGGAGGTGAAAGAATTAGGCGGCGACGGGGTCGCAGGCCTTGAGGCCGAGGGCTACGGCGATGTCGTGGGCCTGGCCGTAGTTGGCTTTGTCGAAGCCGTTGAGCACGCGGTACACAGCGTTGCGCTTGTAACCATGCTCTGCGGCCCACTGGGTAATGGTGATTCCGCGCTGGCGGAAACGCTGTTTGACCTGGTCAGGGGTCAGTGCCTTCTGGGTAGCCATGGCGGTGGCTCCTTGACTGGTTGCTGAATGATGTTTGTGTTTTGTTGGGTTGATGATGGTAGAGAATTTTCTACTCGTCAAGCGAATGGTAGATATTTATGAACCTTGGCGAGCGACTTAAGGCTGAGCGAGAACGCCTGGGCTACAACCAAACGGACTTCGCCGCTTTGGCTGGGGCTTCCAAGCACTCACAGATCAATTGGGAAAAAGGCGCTGCAGCGCCTAATGCCACGGTGCTTGCGGCATGGGCTGAGCACGGACTGGACGTGTTGTATGTCGTGACTGGAGTTCGGGGTCAGGCTATGACCTACGGGTCAAATGTGGCGTTGACGGCACATTTGACCAAAAAGGCCAATCCAGTCACGCACTCAGTCGTCGCTGAACCGCTTGGCGAGTACAGGCTCAATCAGCGAGAAAAGGCCCTGATCGAGAACTATCGGGGATCAGATGAAGAGGGACGGCGAGCCATGGAGAGCACAGCGATGCTCTGGCGCACAAGGACCGTGCGAAAGAGAAACGCCAAGGCGGCGAATGATGATTACGGAGATGCTGCGATGAATGATTTCAGTGAAGAAACCAGGCGAGAAGTCATGAAGTTGGCTGTGCAGTTGGTGACGACTTATGTCACTAGCCAAAACCAGATACTGGACTCCCGAGAGCAGTACTGGTTCGGCATCGAGGAAAGAGAGAGCACTCCACCCTTGCCCGACCTTATCGAGGGAGTCTACCGTCAGCTCTTGGGTATGCTGGGTAAGTGAGGACACGCTGTGGAAGAAGGCCAAGGACGTCATTCTGAAGCCCTCGGCCTCTTGGTCATTCGGGCTTTTGCGCGAGTACCTGAAAACCGAGATGGCCCGGAAGCTCCCCGGTCTGGAGCAGATTCTGTAATTCCGCCGCGCAGTTGTAGTGCGCCATGTACCTCAGCTCCAGCCCGCGCTTCCGGTCGGGGTTGGGGTTCGCCTCAGCCTCGCGCTTCGACACTGCGGCGATCCTGAGCCAGTACTGCGCCAACTGGTCCAGCAAGGCACGCTGAGGCCCTGAAAACCCGATGTATTGCAGGGTGTCCGGTGTGGTCGACTCTTCGGCAGCAGGAGACGAAAACTGAGCCTTCATCCGCTCTGTTTCAGCCGCCCACTCCTGTGTGTTTAAGGGGGCGATCTTTGCAAACCGCTTGATCCGTGCTGCTTGTATGATTGCTGCTATCACTTTGGGATCTGCCATTGCCACCAAGAGGTGCTCATCGATCCCTTTGCTCGCTCTGTGCGCTACAGAGTGCTGATCGGCACCGTCACTCGCGCCCTTGCTGGACACGGGTGCGAAACCTCCCGGCAGCGGGTCCATCGGCAGATCCAGCCGGCTCTCTTCGGCCGGTGCAGGTTCGCCTGCGGAGCGCCATTCAGAGGCGGTGAACAGAGACTTCTCCCGTACCGTGGTGATGTAGCTGAAGCGCAGCCAGCCCAGCGCGTTGCCATCCGGTCCGCTGAACGGTATCCAGAAATCGGCATAGCCATGCGGGAGTGGCCCCCCGAAGGCTATGCGTAGTTCCGCGCCCCTGTCGCTACGGTGTCCAGCTTCGATCCAGACGTCTGCTCCTTCGTACCAGGACAGGTCTGGCTTTGGAGCGGGCAGCCCCAGGATGCTCCTGATCTTGTCGGGCTCACGCTGGATGAGTTGCAGCAACAGGTCTTCATGCCTGGACATGGTGGTGGTCTCCTCGGTGATGGAGATCCAATGCTGATCCGTCGCCCTATCGATTGATTGTTCGGTACCCAAAAAGAGCCTTCGCGCGCGCGTGACGATGATGTCCGGGCGTCCTGCAGGAGCAGGATGCCCATCAGTTGGCCAGGGATGGCCACCCCATCGGGAGCATCGTCATGTCATCGCCGCAACCCCGGCGCCGCCGCGCGCCGCGTATGACCAGCTGGACGCTGGTCACCCTCGTCCTGCTGATCATCCTCGCCGCCATTCGCCCGGAGCAGCTCCAGGTCGTCACCTATAAGTTGGTCCTGGTGACGCTGGGCGCAGTGGCCGGCTACTGGATCGACCGCAGCCTGTTTCCGTACGTGGCCCGCCCGCACGAATGCTCGGCCAACCTGGTGGTCGTGGGCGCCTGGCTGCGCCGCGGGCTGATCGTGCTGGCCTGCATCCTCGGCCTGACGCTGGGGCTCTGACCATGGGCGTCCCGCAAATCATCTGGATCGTGCTGGCCTCTGTGGTCCTGGTTACGTCCTATGCGTGCGATGGCCTCACCAACGTGATCAGCTTCAAGCAGCGCGTGTTCGACGTGATCGCGATGACGGCCCTGGTGTGGTGGGGAGGCTTCTTCGGATGAAGCGCCTGCTCACTCTCGGCCTCCTGGGCCTGCTGAGCGCCTGCCAGCCGGCCTTCGCGACGGATCGCATCCCCACTGCCGCGGAGCAATACCGGCGCACCCTGGTGCGCAGCGCCCATGCCGAATGGGGCCTGTCAGCGCCGATCGCCACCTTTGCCGCACAGGTTCACCAGGAAAGCCGTTGGCGTGCTGATGCCCGTTCGCCGGTTGGCGCCCAGGGCCTGGCGCAGTTCATGCCCGGAACCGCGGAGTGGATCGCCGGCCTGTATCCGGCCGCCCTCGGCACCAATCAGCCGTTCAATCCTGGCTGGGCACTGCGCGCGCTGGTCACCTACGACCGTTGGCTCTACGACCGAAACCAGGCCTCCAGCGAGTGTGATCGCTGGGCATTCGTACTGTCCGCTTACAACGGTGGCCAGGGGTGGGTAAATCGCGACCGTAGGCTGGCCTCGGCATCCGGCGCCGACCAGCTGGCCTGGTTCGATTCCGTCGAGCGCGTCAACGCCGGGCGCTCGGCCGCCAACTTCCGCGAGAACCGCAACTACCCGCGCCTCATCCTGCTGCGCTACGAGCGGATCTATCTGCAGTGGGGCGACGGTGTGTGCGGAGAGAGGTACACCCTGTGAGACTGTCCTCCAGCATCACCTTGGCTCTGAACGTTACCTACCTAGACCTAGCGGTCATTCGGCGGCTGTTCGCAGGCAGTCGCGACTTCCTACCGGCACCTGAGCTGTATTGCTCGCCAGTGCCGCGCGAGCGGCGCGGTAAGTCCGGTGTGGCTCGGGCAAAACGCAAGGCCCGCAAGTACCGTCGGCAAAGGGGGCGCCATGGGCATCCTTAGTCTCTTGCGCTCCAACTTGTTCTGGATCGTGCTGAGCGCGGTGCTGTGCGGCGCCGCTGTGGTGATCCACGGCTCCGCCAGCTACGACCGTGGGTATGCCGCCGCCCGCGCCGAGGGTGACGCTGCGCTGCTCAACCTGCAGCTGCAGCACGCCAACGAGCGCGCCCAGGTCCTTCAGGACAGCCTGGTCCAGTACAAGCAGCAGATCGCGCGCGCCAACCTGGCCGAGGAGCAACTGCTGCAGGTACAGCAGCAACTGACCGACACCCGACACCAACTCCAGGAGCGAATCGCCCATGTATCGACCGCCTACCGAGCGGCACCTGGTGCTGCGCCTACTGCTATCCCTCGCTGTGTCTTCACTCGCGGCTGGGTGCGCGACTTCAACACCGCCCTCGGCGCCGGTTTGCCCGCCACAGGAGCGCGCACCGCTTCCGCCGGCACTCAAGCAGCGACCTGGCCCGCCGCCGGTTCTGACGCCGAGCTACTGGAAAGCGGCGTCACTCCGGCGGACATCCTGGCCTTTGCCCAGGACTACGGGGCCTGGTCTCTTCGCAATCTCGCTCAGCTCAACGCACTACTGGAACAAGGGGAATAGGGAATGAAGGTCGAGCTGGAACTGTGGCAGTTGATCACTCTGCTGCTGACCTTCCTCGGGGCCTGCGCGGGTGGCGGCAAGCTGCTGCTCAACCAGATCCAGAAGAGCCTGGATGCGAGGTTCGCAAGCCAAGACCAGGCACGCCTGGCGAACCATGAACAACTCTCCTACCGGCTGGACGCCATCGAGCAGGCCGCGCGAGAAGAAACCAACCAGTGGCAGCGCGTTGAGCGAGAGCTGATGAGCCTGAAGGCCGAGCTTCCGTTCCAGTACGTGCTTCGCGACGACTACATCCGTGGCCAGAGCGTGATCGAGATGAAGCTCGACAGCCTGGCCACGAAACTGGAAAACGCGCAGCTGCGCGGCTTGGTAGGAGCTAACCATGCAAACTGATATGGCCAAGATTCGCCGGGAATCCCTGCGCTGGCTGATTCTGCTGACCCTGAACAACGCTCGACCGGTGGGCGCCTACGAGGGGCCAGTCCTCTCGGTCGCACAGAGCGAGTACCCCGACGCCACACCGCTGGAGATCCGTCGCGAGCTGGACTACCTGGCCGACCGTGACCTGGTGACCCTGGTCAAGGAACCGTCTGGCAAGTGGTTCGCCGATTTGACCCGGTACGGCACCGACGTCGCCGAGTACACCATCGACTGCGAACCCGGCATCGCTCGCCCCAAGAAGTACTGGTGACGACCATGGGGCGGAAATCATCGATCTCCCGGCTACCGGACCAGGTCCGGGGCTACATCGAGGGGCGCCTGGCCGATGGCCGGATGACCCTGGACGAGCTGATCGCGGACCTGCAGGCGCAGTTCCCGAGCCAGGCCGAGGCCGGCGAGCTGCCCAGCCGTGCAGCCGTACATCGCTACGGCCAGAAGCTGGAGCGGCGGCTGGCGGCAATTCGTGCCAGCACCGAGGCGGCCAAGCTGATCCGTGCCCAGGCCGGCGACGACCTGGACGCACGCAGCGAGGCGCTGACGGCGATGATCCAGTCCGAGCTGTTCGAGTCGATCATCTCCCTGCAGGAGGCTGGTGATGAAGAGATGGACCCGGCCGATCGTGTCGGACTGCTGGCGTCTGCGGCCAAGAACATCGCGACGCTGACGCGCTCCAGCGTCACGCTGAAGAAGTTCCAGGCAGAGGCTGAGCAGCGGGGCCGCGAGAAACAGCTCCAGGAACAGGAGCAGCGCCTGGAAGAGATGCGTGGCAGCGATGGCATGAGCGAGCAGCTCGAACAACGTATCCGCGACATCCTGCTGGGGAAAGCCTGA